GGAGGTTGTTTTCCATTGGTGTCCAGGAGCTTTAACGACTAATGGACAAAGATGACGCTATTAAAAAATTAGTTGCGCGAATGAAGGAAATCGGAAAAGAAATTCTTGCGATAGTAAAAGAAATTGACGCAACAGCAGAAACATCATCCGCTTATTGGTTGAAAAAACAACGGGAAATCCGGGCGTTATACAACGAGGCGCGGAAAATAGCTGGGACGTGGACGGATGAATCAATCCCAGAATTTTATAGACAGGCGATAAAAGACGAACTTACAAAAATAAAAAGTCAAAACATAGCCGTTGAAAAAGAAATTGATTACAGGACGCTTGTATCGTCTCCTCAATCTCAAACAGATTTAAATAAATTAATGAAAGAGGTTCTGAATACTTTTTCCAGCGGGTTTAAAAAAGGTGAAAATACATTGATAAGACTTTCGCGATTGACGCAGCAAATAAATATTGCAGAAGAAAAGTTGATAAAGGAATTGGCGGAAGGATTTGAAACAAAAGCCACGAGAAAAGGTGCATCAGAAAGATTGCAGGAAAAACTCATGGCAAAAGCGATTGATGGTAAATTTGTAATTATCATAGATAAAAATGGTAATCCCAGACAGTGGAAAATTGAAGCTTACGCGGAGATGGTGGCACGTACAAAATTACAGGAGGCGTCGTCACAAGCAATGATTAACACGTCTGTTGCTCTTGGTCAAGATTTGGTACAGGTATCATCTCATAACACGCTGACGCCAATGTGTCAGGAGTACGAGGGTAAAATATATTCGTTGAGCGGCAAAGACGAAGATTTTCCGGAACTCCCGGAAGCACCGCCTTTTCATCCGAATTGTATGCATACTATAAGCATAGTAATAAAAGAGGCATTAGAAAATGATGGAACCCTAAAGGAGTTTTCTGATTTTTCAAAAGGAAAAACAGAAGAATATCCGGTTGGTAATAATTTTATACCAGTATCGGAGAGAAAAGAGGCAGAATGATTTTACAATTGAGAGGCAAAAAAGAGGTTGTCTCTATAAACAAAAAAGTCCGTTGGGGCGGAGTCGTGCAATCCCACGGGACAAGGGAGAACACAATGCCAGCGATGGTCAATAAAGTCGGGGTTATGGTATCAAGGGAAAAGTCGTGGGAATGGTTTGCGCAAAAAGGATGCGTCAATAATAACAGCCTGATACATCAAAGTTTTGCAGGTATTCACGGGGTGTGGAAAGATCAACCGTGTTATGTGGTAGGAGCTGGTCCGTCATTAAAGGAATTTTTAAAAATCTATGGTTGGTCATATCTCGACGGGAAGCATACCATAGGGATCAACCACACGATTGAGGATTACGACGGGTTCGAGTGGTTTTTCTTTTTGGATAAACGATTTTTGGAAAAAACCACATATGATATGAGCAAATATAAGGGTAGAATTTTTGCACAGTGTACTACAGGGCTAGAGCCTGATAATCGCACTATCACTTTTTGGGGTAAGCAGGACGGGCCCTCAAAAAAGATGCAAGATGGATTGTATTCAACAAATTTTTCCGGGCTGTCTTCCCTTAATCTGGCAATTTTAACCGGTGCAAACCCGATTTATCTTTTAGGTTTTGGAAACGGAAAAGGCGCAACAGATGAGGCATATCATTACAAAGACGATTATAACGGAGAGCAAAAAGGTGCAGGGCGGTTAGAGAAATTCAAACGGTGCTACAAAGGTTTTGAGAATTTTTCAGAATATTTTTCCCGAATTAAGCATGTTACGGAAGGCAATGATATTGGATGTTTTGACAAAGTGCGCGTTTCGGATTTGGAAACAAAAAACAAAGAAATCAGCTTGAAAATTATTGGAAGGATACCACATATAGCACATTTTTCTTTTACCGATGATGTAGCAAAACATGCAGACATTACTAGAGAGGTAATTTTAAAGGGATACGGCAGGCACACTTTACACAATATCAATAATCCAGTTATTCCGGTTGCTGATTTATATGTGCTTGAGGATTTTATGTCAACAAAATTAAAGGTTAACGAATTTCCGTGTAAATATAAGGCAATCAATATAATCCATTCTAATAATTGTATTCCTTCTCCCGGATTTTTGGCGAATGTCGCATTGACGAAAGCTTGGAAGACTTATTTTCTTGACAAATATTTTATAAAAAATGTTGAAATTATACATGGAGGAATTGACCTTGATCCGTATAAGTCCGTGGCTCCCTGCAATATTGAAAAAGTCTTTGGACGTATTACCCGATGGTCGCCGGCGAAAATCAATCAGGACTGGAACAGGGTATGTGCGGAAATTCTTGAGGAAATACCCGACAGTCAATGTCTTTTTTACATTGACGACGCAGGGGGGAGAGAAAAATTAACCCATGCACGTATGGTGTATAATCGGGAATGTAAAATTGACATGTTTAAAGGAGCATATCTTAAAAACCTGTCAGTATACGTCCATGCGTCTGGCGGATTTAAGGAGACGCTGTCATTTGCCGTGATTGAGGCTATGGCGACAGGGCTACCGATAGTTTATCTGTCCGAGGGCACGGGCGTGCTGGAGGAGGTTACCGGGAGTGCTGGTATACGATGCGAGACGATGGATGATGTCAAAAAAAATATAAAAATCCTTTTGCTTGACAAAACGAAAAGAAAAGAATACGGGATTCGGTCGAAAGAGCAAGCGAAGAAGTTTGATATTAAATTATTTTTGCAGAATTTTAACGCATTAGTAAAGCGGTGCTTGAATGCATGATATCGCGATTATTACTATGGCACGGGCTGGATCAAAACGGTGTCCTGATAAAATTATCCGGGAGTATAAAGGCAAGCCCTTGTATCTGTGGACGGTCGATACGGCGTTGCAGTTGGGCTATCCATATTTTTTTTTACATGATTACAATGTTTTGGATATGCCTGCAAGTGTAACCGTTATTAAACGATTGCCGGAGTTTGCGGGGGATGTGCATAAAACATGTCAAGAGATTTTATGGACAGGAATTAACGCGGAAATTTATATATTTTTGCAGTGTACCTCTCCTCGTAGAGATGTTGGATTGCTAAAATCTTATATAAAACATTTCGTTGAATCGGGATATAATGCGGGGGTATGTGCAAAACGATTACGTGATAAATTTTACTACGTGCAAAAGGATGAAATTTTTAATCGTGTTAATTTTGAGCAGCTTGATAGATCGGATAACGGATGTGATAAAAATTCAGTGTTGAAAGAAACCGGATCATTTTATATCTTTAAAAAATGTCAATTGGAAAAGAAACATATTATGGATACGGGTGATTATTACGTATACGATGACCTGTATGATGTTGATATTGACACGGAGGAAGATTTTGAGAACTAAAATTATCATGGAGCTTGGATGCAATCATCAGGGTGATATTGCAATAGCGAAACAAATGATTGACGATGCAAAAAAACTTGGTGCGTGGTCGGTCAAATTACAAAAACGAGACATTGAGGCTATTCCCGATAATGTCAAAATTAAAAAACGGGATATGTCCAATTCGTTTGGCGAAACATATTATGCGCACCGTAAGAAACTTGAATTTACGGTTGATGAAATGATCGAGTTGAAAAAATATATCGAGAGTGCGGGTATGGTTGCGATGGTGTCGGTGTTTGACATCAAGAGTGCGCGGGATATGGTCGATGCCGATTATCGGTATATCAAAACCCCTTCTCAACTTTTTACGGATACAGAAATTTGTGAATATTTGCTTGAGGCACGACAGGACAGGATTATAACGTTGATATGCTCGACGGGGATGCACACACTATCGGAGTTGTATAAAACGCCGTGGTTTGACCGGTTTGATATTCTGTTGTATTGTCGGTCGATATATCCACATGGTGCGGAGTCAAGCACTTTTGGAGCAATGGCCGCATTGCATAAAAATTTGGAGTATTCGCGGCTTGGATATTCATCTCACGACAAAAACGGAGACATGATACCCTATGCGATCATCTGCAGCGCGGAGTACGTGGAGCGACACTATACCCTGGACAAAAAAATGAAGGGATCCGATCATAGTACTGTATCTTCGGATTTCGTGGAAATGGAAAAGATAATTGAAGGGATAAAAAAAGCTGAATTGATCGTTGGGGAGACAGGGGCGAACGTATCGGAGTTGTGCGATGAGCGCGAACGTGCTGTCAGGATGGTGTACCGTGGATTTTGACAACGGAATTATCGTATCTATACAGGGCTATACCATAGATACGACAAGGGAGCTGGCAAGGGAAGCTGTTGCAGGCGGAGCTGTCGGGATAAAAACGGACAAACCTGTTTACATCGATAAGCCGGTTATAGGATGCAACAAAATATCAGTTGAGCGGCCGGAGATGATGCCATATTTGACAAACACACTGGACAGGGTGCAACAGGTTGCGCGATGGGCTAATATTGTGTCTATAGATTATCGCAGATGCAATCAGCGTAATCTTTTTGATATATCAGGATGGTGTGAGGATAACAAAATTTTGGTTGTGGCTGATATTGGATGCTGGGATGATTACCGATATATAAAGGACAATAATTTGTATTTTACATGGATAGCTACAACGTTTTCGGTTTTCCGGGTTAAACATTCTCCGGATGTTCGGTTTGCGCGAAAACTTGTGCAGTTGGGGGAGCGAGTAATCGCAGAGGGCAATTTTGTGGGAAGAAAACAGATTGAAGAGGCTATAAAATATGGCATCAAAAATATTTGTATCGGTGGCGCTATTTCCAATGTCTACAAATTAACAAAACGGTATACCAGTGTGTATTGTGGGTAAAACTTATGTTGTAGATATTGATGATACACTTTTAAAATCTGAAAAAAAAGTGTGTAAACATTGTAATAGTGTGATATACTTTAACCACAAACCGATTACAGAGGAAATAAAATTTTTGAATCGGTTGCGCAGGAAGGGTAATATTATTATTTTGCATACAGGGCGAAACTGGAATCAATATCGGTTGACAGTACGGCAATTAAAAGAGTGTGGAATTTTATATCATGAATTAGTCATGGGAAAACCACAGGGGATTTATGTAGATGCGGATGCAATTAAAAGTTTGAAGGAGATAGAAAAATGAATTTAACAGAAAAAATGAAAAACATATGGGAAAATACGGGAACTCGAAATGCTCATCTTGGTCTTGATGGAGAGGCAGAGGAAATGTTTGCGCGGTATAAGGCGCTTGTTGCGGATAAACTGTCCGTAAAAAACAAGATCATTATTGATTTTGGATGCGGGGGAGGCCTTCTTGGCAAATATCTTCTCGAAAATTTTTCAATAAAAAAATACATTGCCTACGATCTATCAGAACGCTCGCTTAAAATTGCAAAAGGAAATACAAAAAATTACGAGAACAAGGAATTTAACTATTTGGAAAAGCATGTCTGGAATTTTTCGGAAAAAAAACCTGACATTATTATATGCCTTGCTGTTATGATCCATTTCCCGACACAGATTTACCTTGATAATTTTTTAAAGACCTGCGATGAGTCCGGTGCAAAAAAACTCGTGCTGGAAATAAGGGATATAGGCAAAGGAAACATTTTTCAGCGCGATCCATATGCGACGATTAAACAGACAATCCTTACTTGTGGCACGAATGAACCGTATGTTACGAGTAAACTCGCAAATTACAAATTGATAGAAAAAACCGATGCATCCATAGCACCGACTAACTGTCAGGTGTTATGGTACACGAGGGGAAAATGACATTACCTGTACGGACTATAAACAGTTTGAAAAACTTAGAAAAAATGATTGTGTATATCAGCACGCTATCTCCGGTTATGGATATGTGCATTGTCGAGATCGGAGCATGGGTAGGCGTGAGTACCCGCTTGTTTAGTCAATATTTTATAAATGTGATTGCAGTTGACGCGTGGGAAAATGGACTTGGAGATTTGGGAAAATATGATATGTGCGAGGTTGAGAAACAGTTCGACGCAAACACAAAGGGCCGTAAAAATGTTGTCAAAATTAAAGCCAGATCGCTGGATGCTGTTAAAACTTTTGCAGATCGGTCGATTGATGCGGTGTACATTGACGCATCCCGTGATTACCAGTCTGTCAAAAATGATATTGTGGCATGGCTTCCGAAATTGCGGGCTGGCGGGTTTTTGTGCGGGCATGATTACAGTTCGACAAAATTTCCGGGTGTTGTGAAGGCCGTCAATGAGCATAAACGTCCAGACAGGATTTTCCCGGACACGTCGTGGGTGGTCAGGGTATGATTGACATGTATTTGACGGACTTTATTGATATTATCTCAATAGCGGTCGATGAATGGGGAACGTCAAATCAATCAGTGGTGTCAAATGTACCTGCAAGGATTGAGGATACAAACAAGATTGTTTTTGACGCAAACGGAAAAGAGCTGGTTGGTAATATTTTAGTTATGGTAAATTCGGTGTATAAAATAAAAAGTTCGGATAAAATTCGGATACGAAAAAAAGCCGGAGTGTCCTTTGATATTAAAGACAAAATGTTTGCTATAAAATCGTTAGGCGAACAGCAGGGGTTCACCGCAACACATTGGGAGATATATTTGTAATGGCAACAGTGAAAGGTGTATTCAATAAAAACTGGACTCTCCCTTTAAATGAGGGATTAAAAAATCTTAAAAAAAGATTTGCAGAAGAAGATAAAAAAGCAAAAATTGCTGTGGCGTTACAACTTTTAAACTGGGTTATTAACGGATCTCCAAGGGAGGAAGTCAAGCCTCCGATCCGTGAAGGAATTTTGAGGGGGTCAGGGTCTGTATTTGTTGGCGGGGATTTGATCCACACAACGGCTGATTTGTACCCAGAAGGAACGCCGGCGAAATCGTTGAGTGAGAAAAGCGATGATGTGATTACGGTTGGATTTAATACGGCGTATGCAGCCCGGATGCATGAGACAACCTGGACGCCGGGAGGAGAGCCTCCATCTGGACCATCGGTAAAAAATCCTGACATGTTGCGGGGTGTTGGTAATAAATTTATTGAGAAACATTTAATAGCCGACGGAGCGGCGTTGTTGGAGTTGTATTCAACGTTAATAAAAAAGGCGGCCATGAAATGATTTATAATCTGGTTGAGCATTTAAAAACGCAATTTGCAAATGAGCGGATTTATTGTAATGCTAGAATACAGGTGGCAACCGAAGATTTTATACCTGATAGATGCGTGTTGGTTACAGAAACAGGCGGCGGAGAAACACCGTGGTTCCAATATGTGAGAAAAACCGTGCAAATTTTGTGTCGGGATTTTGATATTCCGAAGACCCGGAAATTGGCATGGGATATTTATAAATTTATTACAAGCAGGTTTGGATTGATATTGCCACAGGTCGTAGTAGACGGTGTGACATACCCGGCAATCCAGACCGCACAAATATCAGCGATGCAAGAGCCATTCTGTCTTGGCGCGGATGAAACAAGTAGAATAGAGTTCACAACAAATTTTATGATTTATTATGTGAGGTGACAATATGGGGAATCCTCCTATCGGAAATAATTTCTGGGAAGGCCCTCTCGGTGTTGTCCTGTTGGAGTTTGACGGACTGAAACTCGGGAAAACTACAGAGGACACAAGCATTGAATTTATCGAGGACATTAAAGACATCTTGTATCAGCAGGATGGCACACAGCCGTATGATAAAATTCCTACGGGGCAGGCGTGGCAGGTAACTGCAAAATTCGGGGAAATCAAAACGGCCCTTATTGCAAAACTGTACCGCGGTATAACAATCGGCGGAAACAGCCTGCTTG